AAAATAAATTTACTGAAAAAGACTATTTAGAGGCTCAATATAAAATTCAACGAAGCATTCAAGTTAATATTACAACTATAGCATTTGTAGTTATTATTCAACTTTTACTTACTATCGCAGTTTTAGCTTTTTTGTATTTTAAACTATTACCTTTTTTCTCTATTTTGCATAAATAATTATAAAAAATGTTGTAAAAATAACACAATATGTTAAGAAAAAAGTCAATATAGTTAATAGATGTAGAAAAATTAGAAAAATTAAAATAATATGTTATAATACTTGACTTCCTCCACGATATATTGTGCGACACATCTTGTATTTCTTTTTTGAGTATGCTAATATGTTTTCGTAAATACGAAAACATAATTTTTTTAAGGAGAAAAAATAACTATGCAAGAAAAAATTTTAAATCAAGATAATATTATTTCAGCTGTTGCCCGTGTAGCACTTCGAACTCAAAAATCTGAAAAAACTGGAAATTACTTTACGATCCTTACTCTTCGTTTTAAGAACGGTTTAGAAATTGATTATTTTGTAGATAAAAAAGATAAATTCGGACTTATGGACGCTATAAAATCAATTTCGCAATCAGATAAAATTGATAGTATCTTAAACGAGGCCTAAAATATGTAGATAGTTTAAGCCTCAAGTTCAATTTTCATTTTTCACCCTCCCGTGGAAGAAAACAAAAAGCGAACAAAAAATAAACTAATATCAACTTTAAAGGAGAAAAAACAATGGCTTCAATTTTTCCAGCAGATACTGCAACAAAATTGATCGAGTCAATCACAACTGTGATCTCTGATAATATGGGTATTGTTATTGCCCTTCTCGGATTCACAATTGGTGTAAGTCTTGCATTTCGATTGATTCGCAAATATTCAAAAGTTAAAGCGTAGCTTTGACCTGGGCAAGTCGTTAAACTGCTCTATAGCGTTTTAATATTCATAGACCTGGGCAAAAGTCTCTAAACTGCCCCTGTCCATATATTAAACTAAAGAGAAATTATTTATGAATTATACAACTGTCGATTCTGGTGTCGTTCTTGCTTCATTGCTTGAACTTATCAAAGAATTTTTTATTTTCATTCTTCCAGTTATAGCGTTTTTAGCAGGCGTTTATTTCGTATGGAGAATGATAATTTACCTATTGTTTAAGCAAAGGATGTTTTAAAATGCGTATCTGGTCGCCACTTCACGAGCCTGTATATTTCGATCATATAACTTGGCTTGCAATAATAATAGTTTTAGTAATTGGTTTTGTAATAATAAAAAGTTTAGGAGAAAAATAAATGAAGAAAATAGCTATATATTCAATTTTGTTTTTCTCTATTTTTTCGTTTTTCACTTCAAATTTAGCTTTTGCTGCTGATAATAATAATGACGAATTTAAAAAATATAGAAATGTAGAAGCTCAAAATTATTATAATGAATCTTGGAAAAAACTTGATAAGTATAATATGCGAAAAACAACAAATCAAGATGTTGTTTTTGATAATCAAAACGGTTTATTGTATTATGTTAAACAATATAATGAACGATTCGATCCTATTCTTGGTAGGATTGTAATTGAAAAAAATGTAGAAAATGAATTCCACCCTTTACAAAGTTTTTGGGGTGCAGTATGTGATCAGAATTCAAGAAAATTTTACGGAGAATCAACTGCTCAAAAACTTGATCAAGCTTGCAAAGCTCACTTTAAAGGTGCAAAATCTTTAATGTCTGTTTCTTATCAACAAAATAACACTGGCGCTGATGCTTATTTATTAGTATATACTGGCAAAAAAGATATAGAATTTTCTTTTAAAGATTCTGGATTTTTTTCACAACCATTAGATAGAAGTGAAGAACAAGATTTTATTCAAATTAGTTTAAGAATTTCAATACCTTCAAATTGGCAAGAAAGAACAAAACAATATAACAGTATTGAACTTCAAGCTTCTAACCCTGAATTTACCAGTTTTAATTATGGATCTGAATTTAGACTTTTCGGATTAATGGGTAAAAGTAGAGTTGATAGCTTTCTTGCTTATGCTCCATTATACAATCAGTTTAAAGTTATATACCCTGACGATTTTAATGCAGAAAATAAGCCTTTAGGTGATATTGAAGATTCAATTACGAAAAAGAACAAATCTAAATTTTACCCGTATTTCTCGTATAAGGTTTCAAAAATGAACTTGAACGGTTTTATTATTGGGATCGACAACAAGGGTAAAGAACCATTTCAAATAACGCAAATTAGACCTAATTATGAACTTTACAATGAAGATAAAAGTCAAAAGATATTCTCATATTCTGGCGATTCCCTGCTCGATCATTTTAATTATGATTTTGAAGAAAAAGGCACATACTGGGTAAAAACGCAGATTCAAGCTAAACCACCGCTTTTAGGTTTCGGTCAAAATGTCGAAGTTATTCAACCTGTATGGTCAAAAGTTTTGATTAATGGTGAATCTTATTCAGTCGCTAATACTTCTTTTGATAAAGGTTCAAATATTCGATGTGATGGTCAAACTTGTGATGTTCCTGATTCAGTTTATGATTGTGCTGCTTTAAATATATCAGATTTTGGTGGTTTCATAAAATGTAGTTTTAGCCAGATCGATACTAAACTCAGCGAAAGATTAGGTGTTATTTACTCCCCTGTTCGATTTTCTCAAGATATAGTTGGTCGTTTAAGTAATCTGAACACTGTTTCGTGTAATATAAGAATTCATAATTATAATGCTTCAGTCTGTTTTATTCAAGAAAGAACACCTCAACTATACACGGTTATGACTATATTATCTAACGGTGTTGTATTGTTCGGTTTTTCTATTTATGTTTATAAACAAGCCTTGCACTTTCTTGCAGGAGATGGAGAGGACGACTAATGGATATTTCAGGATTTTTTTCACAATCTTTTACATTTTTAATACACCCTGTTTTTCAAATTGCATATTGGATTATTTCATTAGTTCCAAAAATTCCAGATTTTCCTGCTCAAATTTATCAGAATTTTAAAGCATTTCTTGACTTTGTTTTTTCAAGTAATGGATTGGGTTTTGTTGGCTGGTTTTTTGGGGGTTGGACAATTCCCTTAACTGTTATTTCTATCGGTATAGTGATAACTTTAGCAAGATTTTCGTATTTATGTTTTCTTTTTATTCTTACAAAACTACCTGTTGGGGTTAAAAGATGACTTACGCAGATTATATTAAAAAATCAATTAAACCTGATTTTGGTGTTATAATTGATGACTATCACGATAGAAAAAATAAAGACTATTTCCGTCCTTCTGGTGTTTCGGTTTATGTTGGTTGGCAAGGTGGTGGTAAAACGTTATCTGCAGTATATCATATAGATAAACTTATGCAGATTTACCCTAAAGCAAAACTTATTACAAATATTCTGTTTAATCGTGAATTTATAGATTACGCAGATAGAATTATTGAATTTCAGACTGTTGATGAATTAGCTGATTTATTGGTAAAGATAAACAACAATGAATTGGGTGTTATCTATTTGATAGATGAAATTCAAACATATTTTAACTCACTCGAGAGTAAAAATATACCACCATATATCTTTACTGAAATTTCGCAACAACGAAAACAACGCAAACTCATTATTGGCACTTCTCAACTTTGGGATCGTATGGCGAAACCTTTTCGAGAACAAGCAAATTATGAAATTCACTGTAGAACTATTTTAAATATTTTCACTATTCAAACAGTGATCGATGCACACACGCTAAAGCTTGATGAAAAGACTGGTAGATCAGTTGGTAGTATAGTAAAAAGAGGCTGGTTTTTCCACAATAGAAGAATTAGAAAATTATACGATACTTTCCAGAAAGTCGTATCATCTGCAAATCAAATGGATATTTTCGAAAATCGACCAAACTATATAATATCAAAGAAGAAATAATTTTCACTGCGCGCGATACGCAATGCGTCGCGTGCAGTGATTGGAGGATTTATTATGCTATACGAACTTAAAATTACACGCAAATTTCAATACACACTTTATCATAATAGAACACCACTTGCACATTATAGAACTAAAAAAGACGCAAAAACTGCATTATTGATCATTAAAAATAGATTTGATACTTTAGATAAAGTTCAAAAACATATGACAATTCAAACTGTAAGTTTTGCAAATGATACAATGCTATCAGTTTATCAATACTGTCCAGATTTTGAAATTAAACATTATTTCAAAATTGTACGCGAACAAATCGCGTAATTGTGGCGGGCGTTCCCGCTTGCGGGAACCCTTGTCAAGAGCCACACTTAACACACAAAACGCTAATTTAAGGAGATTATTTAT